CAGATGTCTCTGACAGGGTATTATGCGTGCTTAAAAGACGCATTTAAGCAGCCTGGTATATCAGGCGTAACAATCAACGATCTTACATGAAAGGAGTAAGTAATGGCAGAAAAAGATATCAAGAAGACACCGGCTGCGACACAAACAGTACAGCCGTCCGCTGACAAGTACACCATCCAGGAACTTGAAAATGCAAGCACAAAAGTATTTGGAGTTCCTCGCGAATGTGCAGTAGCAGCCTTCAAAGGCTGCAAAAAAACAGAAATGACTGTTGCAGAAGCGAAACAGATCATTGATAGATTCATGAAAAAGGAGGTCAAATAAATGGCAGGTTATTTTTCTCTTGGAGAAAACAAAATCCGTCCCGGTGCATACTTCAATGTACAGAAAAAAGGGGACGAAACAAACTTTGGAGCAATTGATGGTGTTGTAGCAGTGCTTTTCAAGTCTTCAATCGGACCACTTGGAAAAGCTACAGTTCTTCCGGCATCTGAAGGATATGAAAATACCTTTGGTACTGGAGGCACCACAGATGCATTAAGAGAAGCGTTCTATGGAGGCGCTGTCAAACTTATCGCTGTTCGAGTTGGAAACGGTGGTACGGTTGGCAGCGCCTCTCTTGCTTGTGCAACAGGCAAGGCAAAGCTTTCAACAAAATATCCAAGCGGTGCAAAATTTACAGCAACAATCAGAGAGAAGCTTGGCGATTCCTCGAAGAAGGAGTGCATCGTATATCTGGATGGCTCTGAGTTCGAAAAGGTAACATTTGCAGCAGGAGCAGAAGAAGCTACTGCGCTGAAAGAAGCATTTGCTTCCTCAAAGAACTTTGTAGTCGATATTACTGATGCATCAGGAGCCGTTACAGCGGTTAGCCAGTCCGCTTTCGCAGATGGCGCAGATCCGACAGTGACAACCGCAGACTACAGTGCCGGATTAAAAGAAGTGGAAAAATACTACATCAATACCATTTGTGTTGATACAGAAGATGCCGCTGTCCATGCATTGGTAGCAGCATGGCTTGACAGAATTTATCTGGCAGGCTCTTTCGCAATGGCAATCGTTGCCCCAAAACCTTCCTCTTCACTGGAAGACAGAATGACATCAATCTCCAGTTTCGATACTGAAAACGTAATTGCACCGCTGAATGCAAATGCTAATGCCGGCAATGAAGAGCTGAAAGGATATCAGGTGGCTGCGTATATCGCGGGTATCGTAGCTGCGACTCCTGCGAACCAGTCCGTGACACACGCAACTCTTAGCAGATATAGCGTTCTGAATGAAATCCTTACAAATACAGAGATGGAAGTAGCTGAAGAAAAAGGCTGCCTGGTCCTCTCTACGGCTTCCGATGGGGCTGTATGGATTGACAATGGTGTTAATACCTTGGTTCATCCGGATGCCAACCACGACAGCGGATGGAAGAAAATCCGTAGAACCAAAACTCGTTATGAACTTCTGAACAGAGCAAATGCAGCAGCTGACGCACTGGTTGGAAAGGTTGATAACGATACAAACGGAAGAGCCACTATCATGGCAGCTATACAGGGTATCTGCAATGCCATGGAAGCAGAAGGAAAGATCCAGTACGGCAATGTAACTGAATCTACAACTGTTACTACTGATGGAGATACCTGTGGATTTGATATCGAAGTGATCGATCTGGATTCTGCAGAGCACATCTATCTGAATTACTACTTCCAGTTCAGCACTATTGTTGCTACATCTGGAGAATAAGAAAAGGGGGAATAAATAATGCTGAATAAGAGTGCAGCTACTGATGCCAGACACAGCAGATCTGGCAAAGATGCGATGCTTTATAACTCTGCTGGAAAACCATTTGCACAGGTTGAAAGTTTCACTACAAAAGGTTCCTTTAACAACTATAAATACGCACCTCTTGGCCAGAACAGAGAACTTGAGGTCAATGGAACTGTGGGCGTTACCGTAAACATTTCCGAAATCGTAGTTCTTGATGGTGAGCTGTTTAATGCGGTTATCAATGCTATTGCAAACGGAGAATCTCCTGTTCTGATGTTTACAGGAGTTATCGAAGGAAGAAATGGATCACAGGAACGTGTGACCTACAGAGAGTGTATCCTTTCCGGAGACAGCGATATCCAGAACGTAGCTACAGGCGATGTGCTGAAAAGATCTTTTGCCCTGCACTGCAATGGCAAGGTTGAGAATAAGAGCAAACTGACAATCTGATTTCTATTAAGAGGGGCTGGGCATCAGCCCCTCGTTTTTAACAGGAGGAAAAGAAATGGCAAATAAAGACTTTATGGATCCGGAATTAACCGAGGAAGAGAAGGAAGACATGATTATTAAAAATGAAGAGGATTATCTGGAAGGATTGTTGGCAGCAGCTGATAATGCAGCAAATGATATTAAGAAGATCGATATCATCCGTAATGAACGAAAGTATTTCTCCTTCAGAATTCATTCGTTGTCCGATGAAATGTTAAAAGATATCCGGAAAAAATACACAAAATATACAAAGAATCGCCGCCAGGGCATCCGGGTTGCAGACGAGCTGGATCTGCCAAAGTACAGAGCTTCTCTGATTTACAACTCCACTACGGAAGAAGATCAGGCCAAACTGTGGGATAATCCTGCTGTCAAAAAAGGCCTGGAAGCAAAAGGCATCTGCATTATCAATGCCCTTGATGTAATCGATGCTGTTCTTCTTCCGGGAGAAAAAGACCGCATTATGGAGATATCATTGATGATGTCAATGGATTCAATAATGAAGAATTGAAGGCTGAAACTGCAAAAAACTGATTATGGCCGGTGGGAAGTCAACATTACTCCACCACATATTTCAACGCCAAGGTTTATTGCCAAGTGAAGTAATGAGTCTGCCCTCTGGAGAGAGGGCTTTTCTTTTTGCTTCAACCAGGCTATGGATCGAGGCGAATACGAAAAAGGGGTGACATGGTAAATGGGAGAAACAATTAGAATTGAGATTCCTGTATCTGTGAATGATAATACAGACCCTGGCCTATCAAATATTACGAATAAGATGAACACCCTAGCCACTGCCGCCCAGAAGGTAAATCGGATCCTGTCATCTGGATTCAAAACCAGAGGGATTGAACAAACAGCAGAGCGAGTAGATCGAACGCTTGGACGTGAGCATTCTATTGAAGTTTCAGCAGATGACAATGCCACTCCGGTTCTTTCAAGAGTCGAAGATGCGGCTGAAAGAGTAGGAGGAATATCTGCAGATATTGAGATAGGTGCAAACGACAATGCTACCGCTGAAATATCTGGTGTCGAGGATGCAGCAGCAACCCTTGACGGAGCAAGTGCTGACGTAGAACTGGGGGCAGATGATAATGCCACCGGGGTGGTAAATAGTGTTGGAGATTCACTGTCTGTTCTAAACGGAAATGAAGCGGTAGTAGAGCTTACTGCGGACGACAATGCTACGATGCAGATTATGGATGTGGAGGATGCTTTAGCCGCCTTGAATGGTGAAGTGGCTGTGGCCTCAGTGGAAGCTGATGATACAGCCACGGAGATAATCCGAAGTGCCGAAGATGCAGTGTCCACATTCGATGGAACTTCCGGGACAGCGGAACTGGGTGCAGATGATAATGCAAGTCCGATCATCGATGATGTGATGGATAAAGCATCAGCCTGGGACGGAAGCGTATTTACGGCAACTATGAGTATAGTAGATGCCGCTACTGCCCCAATGGGAACGGTTTTAAATGCTGCAAAGAATCCAATAGCACAGGGCGCAACGTTCCTTGGAGTGAGCGCAGGACTGGCTGATACTGTGAATACATACAAAGGGTTTGAGAGTATGATGTCACAGGTTCAGGCTATATCTGGTGCTACAGGAAAAGAATTTGTTGATCTGACCGCAAAAGCACAGGAAATGGGTGCAACTACGAAGTTTACCGCTACTGAAGCAGCTCAGGCATTTAATTACATGGCTATGGCAGGCTGGAAACCAGAGCAAATGACTGCTGGTATATCCGGTATTATGAGTCTGGCAGCAGCTTCCGGCGAAGATCTGGCAAGCACCTCGGATATTGTTACGGATGCTTTGACAGCTTTTGGACTGAAAGCAAGAGATGCCGGGCATTTCTCGGATGTCCTTGCAAAGGCGTCTGCTAGTTCGAATACAAACGTAGGCATGCTGGGTGAATCATTCAAATATGTTGCTCCGGTAGCAGGAGCCATGAAATATAGCGTCGAAGATACTTCTTTGGCATTAGGACTTATGGCTAACAGTTCAATTAAAGGAAGCATGGCCGGTACAGCCTTAAAGACGTCCCTGGCTAACATGGCAGCACCAACTAACAGCATGGCAGAGGCTATGGACAAATATGGTATTAGCCTGACCGACGGCTCAGGAAACATGAAAACACTGAAAGGTGTCATGGATAATTTGCGAAGCAGTTTAGGAGGTCTTTCTGAAACTGAACAGACAGCGGCGGCATCCACCATTTTCGGAAAAGAAGCTATGAGCGGTATGCTTGCTATCATCAATGCTTCAGAACAGGATTATAACGATCTTTCCAACGCTATCGGAAATTCAAAAGATGCAGCGCAGGATATGGCTGACACCATGTTGGACAACCTGGCAGGCTCTATGACTCTTATGCAGTCGGCTGTAGAGGGCGTTCAGAACAGTTTTGGACAGAGACTTACTCCTTATGTCAGAGGATTCGTTGATTCCATTACAGATGCAATGCCAGCTGTGACAGTTGCTCTGAATGATTTTATGGACACTGTGGACAAAAAAGCAGCACACATGAAGACGGTTATCGGGACCATGACGGCATCTGATGAGTGGCAGAATGCGGATATGTTCGGAAAGATGGATATTGCATGGGATACTCTTATCGGTCAGCCTTTTGCCGACTGGATTAGCGGAGATGGGAAACATCTGATTTCTTCTGGCCTCGGAACATTATTCTCTAGCGCGTCCGCTATTCTTCCAGGAGGAAAGAAAGCAGGCCTTTCTTCTGTGCTCAGCTCTATGCTGATCGCTAAAGGAGCAACTGGGCTTCTTGGAA